CTCTGACTGTGCCCGGGTGCCGAAAGAACCTCATGAGCCCAATACCCATGCGTTCTTGCTCGGACATATGTGTACCAGTAGCGTAGCCGCGAACGCGACCAACAAGTTCTGGGCCGCGTTCTCCCACTACTGCCAAGCCACGCTGCGCGCCGCTAGTCCCACGACCGTACCAATGAGGACTGCGCGCGAGCCATCTCATGTAGGCAGCAGCAGGTGAGCCGTACACAGCGCGAATGTAACCAAGACCCCAACGAATTTGTGTTACAGCGTTCGTTAGCCAGTCACGGCCAGCTGCTGCCATCTTCGACGCAGGTAGTGCCTGAGGAATACCATACGCCCCAGAGCTAGGGTTCTTAGCGTTCCAGCGCCAGCCTGATTCACCGTTCCATAGAGCAATTAGGGGAGCCATCTGTCTGGCTCCCCATCCGTACAGCGGGAGAAGCCTGCGAGCTGCTGCCTGGGCAGCTCGCGCTCCAGGACCAGCAGCTCCACCGCCAGGGTAGCCAACTATGGACAACTGGCTTTGAAGAGTCTTAGCTATACTTTTCGCCAGCAGAACGGTATATCGGTTTATGGCATGGACAGCAGGACCCATCGATGGAAAGGACTCACCAACTGTCCAGCCTGTTCCGCTCGCGTACCCCCTGGTAGCTCGTGTCGAGTCCTGATTGTTCAGGACTGTCTCGCCGCCCTGCATGTACATGAGCTCAGGGCCGCGTTCGCCAACCCATGCCCACCCTTGTTCAGCCCCTCCTGTACCTGCTGCGTGTCCCTTAATGTGTCTCGACGGGTAACTAACGCCTGCAGGCAAGTCCAGACTAAATATCAGAGCTGTTTTATGTTTCGGGTCGATCTTGTTGAGCCAGTTGTTGGTACTAGTAACAAAGTTGGCAACGTCCCTAGCCGCTGTCTTAAGTTTACCTCCGACTCCCGGTACCCAGCCAAATGCTTTAGCTATGCCCTTCAACATAATGCCAGCCCACCACAATATGCCAGTGCCAGGGTTCGTTAGGATCGTTCGGGCCAGGTCGACAAAGATGGTTCTAAGTACATTGTAAACGTTCTTAACAACATCCTTCATGTCTTGCCAAATAGTGTGCCAATGCTTAGCCAGCTCGATAGCAGCAAGCGCAAGAATGCCAACAGGACCCAGCAGCGGTAGAAGGTACTTGCCAAAACCGTTGTAGATAAAGTTCCAAGCATCCGCTGCGATCCTCTTAATGAACCCCCAAACGGTGTGCCAATGCTTGTAAAGCTCGTAGACGCCAACGGCAATTGCGCCGATAACAAGAATCAAGCCGCCAGTCGCACCAATGATAAATGCCGACGAAGCAGCAGTAGCTGCGTCAATGCCCAAGAGGCCAGCGATCCACGCAGCTACCGCAGTGGCCATACTCGCAATCATCGAGCCAGCCCACATAATGCCCCTTTTAATCATAAGGGCAAAGCTAGCCACTGCCTGCTTAGAGTAGGTCCAAATGGCTGTACCGATAGCCTTCCACATTTCGCCGACTTTCATACCGGCGGTTTCTAGACCAAGCAGCCCTCCTACAACTCCACCAAACTTTAGTAGCACAAGTTTTGCTAGGCCCTTGTAGGCCAGGTCCCAAAGTGCAGTAGTAGCCTTGATAGATCCGAATTTAGAAAACACCATCTCCAAGATGATCAAGTTGTATATAAAATGACCGACTCCTGGAATAGACACTAGCTCATTCAAAATACCTGTTAGCAAAACTAGAGCTTGCAAGTAGACTCGTCCAGGACCCCCAGACATAGCCTTAACCAAGCCACCCAAAATGCCAGCAAGGTTCTTCAACAACTGCCCTACAATGGGTGCATCCTGCTTCATCTGATCCATGAAGTCCGTAAAGCCCTTGCCACCAGTCCAGTGTGCGAACTTCGAAGTCAGACTTACTAGACCATGCAGTACCGAGGTTGCCATACCCGACTTCGCGAACCCCATTAGGATATGTCCAATGCCAACGCCTACATTGCCCAATGCCTGCCCGAAGCCCTTAACCGAAGGGCCTGTCAGTTTAAGCATCGTGCTCATGAAGTCCTTGAACCCAGCAGACTTCGTCCCCTTCTGTACTTCTGTCATAAGGAAACTTAGGGAGTTTCCCGCAGCTTGGGCAAATGGGTGCAAGTACTTCAGCAGCGGCGTAACAATGGCCAAACCTTGCGCGAAGAGCTTCAGGACAATCGGCTGGCTCTTCATCTGTGCCTTACCCAGTGCGTCGTCGAACTGCATGTACGAGAACAACGCCTTCTTCTGAGCAGCATCCAAACCAGAATATGCTTGGCGTTCCTGCATAAGCGCGCGAACTTGCGCCTTCTCCGCGGTTGGTAGTCCCGTCATAGGAGTTTGCGCCATCAGGACAGTTCGCCTACGCTGTGCTTGTGACAGCGTATACCAGTTTAGGTTCGGTCTGGTCAGGAACCCCATCCCTGGACCTAGCGCGTTCGTGGTGGTCGCTGTAGTTGTACCACCCCCGCCACCTCTCGCTAGCTCTTGCCGGTAACGTTGAACAACTCCACGCTCCGTCATAAGCGTAGCCTGCTCGCTTATACGAGAGGCCCGAGTCGTTGCGCCACCTAGCCGAATCTGAGTCGCCTGGATCCTAAGCTGTTCAGCAGCGATTCGCTGTCTAATTGCGCCGGGGTCGAACGTGGAACTTGGTTGCCGAGTAGAAGTCTTAGTCGTGGAGCCCGCTTGCAGCCACTGCTGCAGAGCTGTCGCATTAGCTCGAATAGCGAAGGTGGTGTTGAGCTGGTCGATAGTAGTAAAGGCCTGCTTCACTGGACCTAGGATCTCTGTCGCCGAGATACCAATAGCACCTATACCAGCAGCAGCAGCAGTTCCAGCAGTAGCTAGACCACCTAGAATACCGGCAAGCCCGGTGAGTGCAGGAGGAGTCGCGCCGAGACCTACGCCCAGAAGCGGCAGCCAGGTAGGTGTCCGGAACTTTTCCTTCTTTATCTGTGCGCGCCAAGCAGCAGCAAACCTCTTAGCAGACGAAGTTCCAGCATCCTGTGCAGCTCTCCCGGCAGAGTCATCGAGTGCCTTCTTCATGGCATTACGAATGGTTTTCGACCGCATAGAAGCAGCGACCTTCTTGAGCTCCTTATCCATATCGGATGCGATCGTCAAGCGCGAACGCCCACTAGCTGTTCGTTTAAACTCCTTGACGGCCTCCTGAGCAATCTTAAGCTTAGCCAGAAGGTCAGCAATTTCGCCTTCGATCTTGGCGCCAACAGTCGGCAAGTCCTCACCAAAAATTTTTGTCACCTCCTCTCTATTCTCGTCCCTGCAAAGCGCTGTCTATCTAAGTCTAATATCCAGAGCGTTTGCTGTACCCAACGATATTGATTTGCCGCTTTTGCCTATGCCCACATTTGTCTGTTTGCGTCTAACTATAGGAAATATACGCGCTGAGTCTCTGAGTTTCCGATCTGCTTTCTTAGAATGCTTGTAGCCAGTACACCACCTTTAGCCTGTGTCAAAATGCTACCGCCCTCTTCATAGCCCAACGCCAGTGCTCCCAGAAGATGTGCTCAAAGCCTCCAGGGCCACGAGTATCGATCTCTTGAACAGTAGGTCGGAAGAACGGACGCGGAGATAGCCAGGTCATGTGTCCAGTACCAGTCCAGCCACCGAGTTCCTGAATTCGCGCATACGCAGCGTTCGCAGTCACCTTAGTAAAGCCGCGAATGGGCATAATCGTGATTTCGACACTGTCGCGCAGATGAAACGGAATCCGATAGTATCGGCCGTACCCGCCACCCGTAGTTAGCGAGCCGACTGGGCCCTTGAATGTCGGTGCCGCTGTTGGTTCCTCGAACGGGTGAGCGTACTCTAGCAGCTTTGCGCGCACGCGCTCTTTGAGGTACTCAGCAGCATCAAGAGCAGCAGACTCCGTCGCAGTTACGGTGTTTTGGCTCCAGTCAGACAAAGCTGCTTCGAAACGCCTAATGTCAAGGCTGATATTTACTTCTGCCTTTACGCCCACACATCACCTGCTTACATCGGATTGTTGTACGCAAAGTAAATGATGAGCACAACGTACAGTACCAGAGCACCCAAACACATCGACCCTAGGATGATTAGGAGCAACTTCCACCATTCCATGTTGCCTCCTACATCATTCGTGGAGCTTTCTGATTCTGTCTCGCCTGCCGAGAATGTGTAGCCTCCTGTTGCGCTTCGTCTAGCCTACGCTTCGTTTCCTGTGCTTCGACGACGAGGTCCATTCCATGAACCAAGAACGAGTCTTGCTGCAGAAGTCCGCCTGGCTCCGGGAGGCAGTGCAGATGCTGACACACGCCGGCTATACCTATGAGGTGATCGGCGATGTTGCCGATCCAGGCTTCGCGACTTCCACGGATGACTCGGATGTCACGTTTCCGTCCGCGGAGGATCCGTTCGCGGACGGCGTTTCGGAGTTTGGGAAGTTCTTCTGCCAGTCGTGTATGTTGCCAATCAGCCTGCTGATTTCTTGACCGACATTTCCGTCAAGCAGGTGAACGTCTTCTTTCCGCTTGAAATCGAGAACCCTATCGTTCTCGTCCATGAGGTTATGTCCGACCACGCATGTCCGGAACTGATACTCCTCAACGGCTGCTCGCGAGATGTTCATAGCCATCTCAGGGTCATCGCTATTCTGACCGGCCTTCGCCGAGACCTGATAAGCCATGTCCTGGCTGGTCATTAGTTCGCCATATGACATACGGCGAAGCTCCACAAAACCGCCAGGACATGTCTTCAGATCGTGATGCTGTGGCTCCGTGGAAATTGTAGCCCGTGGCACCTTCCGCCTCCTTCTTGCTTTCTTACTCGCCCTACGCACCATCGCCCGATAAGCGCGTCTAGTCCGCCTGTTCATGTTTGCCCCTTAGGGCTATCAGCTAATATTCTCCTGGGACTTAACCGTGAGATAGCAAGCGTTGCCCGAGCCGTCGACCGTAGAGTCGTACGTGATACTTGCCCGCACGATGTCGCCCTGTGCACCAAGTGGCACCTGATACGTACTCTTGTACGCATTGGGAATGTTGAACTGAATAATGTTGTTCGCCGTCTGCTGGGTCAAGACTGTAATGCCCTGCGGTGTTCCGGCCTGGAAGGCGTTGTAGTCCGTCCTATCGAGGAAGTCGCGGCTAGCCGTCATCTGAATAACGCGCTCGCCCAAGGAGATGAACTGCGCACCACGGCCAGCGTTCGCGCCAGTGTTCTTCAACCGGTACTGCGACGCGCCACCCTCATCAATCGAGAGCGAGAAGGTGTCCATGTCAAACACCTGAGTGCCCGTGGGAATTCCGACGTTCCAGGTGCCAGGCCCGTATGGCGTCTCAGTTGTCCACGTTGGCACAGGCAACGACTGTACTGCTTCATTCTGGAACAGAATATCCGCGTCCATCTGAAGCATGTCGTTCTGGATAGCGAGCGTCATCTTAGTGACAACGCACCCAACATAGCCAAATACAATACCGTTCCGAACGACCGTTAGTGATAGCGTACGCGTTGGCCAGATGCTGTTCGACGTCGGGGTAATGGCATATGAGAAGTTCGGCGTCGTGCCTGACTTGACGATGCCCATCCGCATCGCGTACAGGTAGTACACAATGACATCATCGAACGCTTCTGCTGTAACCGTTCCCGTACTGCCAACGTTTCCTGGAACTACCCCACTCTGGTCAACAGACTGACGAATAGCACGTCGGAAGATAAGGCCTGGCTGCCACTCGAGCGTCTCGCCGAGGATCTCGTGGTACTTTGTCGGAGCCGCGTACACGCCCGACGTACCCTCAAAAGCAAGTCCTAGAAATCCACCTCCAGCCACGCCCACGTTCGGCATTAGCTAGCACCTCCCTTGCCGCTCGCGGACCCTTGGCTAGAAGATTCCACGGGGCCCTTGGTTGGCGTAGCCACCTTTGCTAGTGTCCCGGCCTTCTTAGAGGACGTTGCCTCGGGCTGCGTGCGTTCGAATGTCACACCATGGGCACTGACTTCGTGCAGAACTGGACCTGCGGTGGGTTTAGAAATCCAGCTACCTGCCGTAGGCGATTCGGGGTCAGTATCATGCTCGCCCTCATCCGTTGCATAGAAGGCACGGAACTGATCGTGCAGTTCATCCGAGATCTCGTATGTTCCGCCATTCTTAAAGGTCCCGAGTCCTGAGATACGAACATCATCACCCTCGGGACGGTGCAGTAGACTCACTGTCATTTTATATGTCATTTCACCGCCTAAGGGTTAAGCAGCGTCTTTGTCCGACTCTGGAAGGCCATTCGCGTTGCGTCGATATACGCTGTACCACGAACTGCAACACCAGGCTCTATCGCTGAGCAGAAGCAGTCAATTACGTTTCCGCCCAGCCTGACGTCCGTGTTCATGAAGCGCTTGATCTTATTGGCAATAGTCAACGACGCGTGCACGTTCTGCTGCATGTCTATGATCTGCCCTGCGTACACCATAACGTAGGTCAAAAACTGCATCAAGACAGGACGACCGCCGACCCCATTGTAGGCACTACGTTCGGGTCCGGGAATGACACACAAGCAAGGCATATGCGGAAGTAGACCACTCATGTCGCCATACCAGACATCCTGGACTGCGTTCCCGTTCGCGTCGGTAAACTGGACCGCATTGTTCTTGAGCTGTGTCAGAACATAGTTACCGACAACCTCGGTAGAGTCCGCAAGGGTCGAGTACGGCGTTGACATGTCACCTCCTAGAACACTTTAGCAGTGCCAAACAAAGCCGGCCCCAATGAAAGGTCATTGGGGTCGGTGTTGGCCAGTAGCGCGTCCTGTGTTGAGCTAGCGTCGGTCGGGTAATACACAGGTCCGACCTCAGGTTGCGACGGCTCCACCTCAACCAGCAAGATCGAGCCAGAGATAATGCCCTGAATGATTGTCTCGGCGTTCCCACGGAGAACCTGGCCGTAGGTTGTAGCCGCGCCCCGGCCAGTACCAGCACCGCTCACCTGTTCGGAAAACTGTCGGTCATAGAACCAGCCAGCATATAGCATGGCGATGACCTGTTTAACCAGCTCAGGTGTCGTGGTGGTACCCACCCACTGCGGCGTGAACTGCCCGTAGGTGTCAGCCAGTCGCCCAAGCACGTACGTGGACAACTGCGTCTCGAGCGCATCGTCCAGCGTACTCAGGCGCGCCTTGGTTTGCTCCAACCAGGCCTGTACGTCGCCCAGGGCGATATGTGACAATGTCGCTCCCCGAAGTCCTCCTACGGCTTCCCGCTACCTCCGGAAGGCTTCGTTCCTCCTACGGGCGCTGTACCCGAAGGTCCCTTAGCCTTGTCGGCAGCGGCCTTGTCGGCAGCGGCCTTTGCAGCTTCCAGTTCCACTACCCTAGCGCGCAGAGACTCCAGCTCCGCGTCCTTGGCAGCCAGATCTTCAGCCGACGCCAGTGTGGTGTCGGGCTGCCGACCCATAGCGATAGCAGCATCAGGATCGCTAAGCGGAACAACGGTGCGCCGCTCGAGCATATACTGAAAGTTGTCGGAGTCCTCGCCACCGTGATCGTCTGGGTCGACAGGAGCACCACTCCCGCCGCCGAGATCCGTGTACGCGACGTACTGCGTCCTTTTCTTGGCCATGTATCTCTCCTGTTACCCAACGAATCCAAGGCTGAGAGCGTTCGAGAACATGAACCCGCAGATGCTCTTCGAGTTCGCGTCTAGACCCACCAGCTTAAGGTCGTAGCGCTGACGCAGGCGAACGATATCGCTCGCGCGCCGCTCT